ACCTAACGAGCTGGATGTACCAGTCTAGACGTTAGTACGCGCACGCCGCACAATAGTCTTGCTACTGTACGTTGGCCCCAAAGGGCTCTCGTGTACGGACAAGGCCTCGTGTACTGTCCCAGTGATCCTAGGTTCGGGAACCCAGTCGCACCTTTTCGGGTACACCTTCCTGAAGCCATAACCGGATACTGCATCTCGCGGGATGAGGAACCCGCTCGACACCGTTAACCCGTATAGTCCGCAAGCGTGAACGACGCCCGGCGCATAGTCTTCCAGTGGCACCTCATGGTACCTTACAGGGGTATATGCGTAGAGCTTCGTTCTGCTCCTAGATGTCCAAGACCAGTTAACTTCGTCATCGTGGATAACAATGTCACCAAGGCTTTGAGGCCCTCGGCACCATCGAATTCGACTCGGAAGCTGATCTTGAATGCTAAACCACACGCCAGCAAGAGGGCCAAGACCACCGAAGAGGTCTTGACCCAACTGACGAATGCCGTTCGCAAACGCAATAAGTCGTTGCGGTTCATCTAGTGGATCCTTGAGAAAGTAAGGCCGAACTGGCCGTCCGCCCCAAAAATCCCCGCCACATGACTCTCTGAACGCCCCGTTATGAAAGGATTTCTCCTCGTTCAGGGTAAAGCCCAGAAACCGTAGCAGAGCTACAACGTTCTCGACACCTCTCGAATCGCAGAGTATGTCGTCACCAAAGACCCGAGTCGTCAACCGTTCATAACCACCGTCGGTCGCTGCTTGATCAGCTGCGTAATCCGCGATAATTAAGAAAAGAAGAGTCTCAAGCTCAAAAGTGAAACCGTTGCCCATGCTGGAGAATTTCTCCAGTCTTACCCAGTGATCACCTTTGCCTGTGGCCTCACGGCCTAGGACGAGAAAACTGTCTTCACTTGACATCCGGGTAAACCCGGACCTTAGTTCATCGAACAGTGTGAACCAATCTGGGGGCAGCAACAACTTAACCAAGTTGTACGCTACCGTATCGCTCGCATTACTCAAATCCAGCGTCGCATAAGAACCAGAAATGCTGGCTTCACAGGCAACCTGCCTGTGCAGATCCGCAGCGACGTTCAAGTCAATTCCATGCTTCTTCAAGCGATGGCGTACCTCCCGCCCTAGGGCTAGTTGGTAGAAGATGTTTATACTCGGTTCAGCCGCAATTGGCCTATCCTTGATAGCATCTTTTGGGGCGGTCGTAAAACGATTACCCCTGACCGGAAAAGGATTCACTCCGCGCTTGATGGCCTCACGGCCCCAAGACGTCCCTACCCAGTCGAGTAGGAACCAAACGGCGGAATGGGTTATTGAGGCGTGTTGTTGCATTTTGTCTGCAACCGTCGACCTGTTTGCTTTATCGGAAAAAGTCGCTCCAGGACCAAATCTCGGCTGAAGGTGATCCATTGCTGGACACCGACCGAGTAGAACGCTTATCCTTTTACGAAGCTCGGCCAGGTGGCCGGCAACGGCTTCATCCCAATCCGGGTGCGTACACCCTTCAAGGTATGGAGCAAGGCGCTCATTGGTTCTGTAGCAATCACGCTCACCCTTGACCCAATTCGCAATAGCATGAGCTTTGCGGTTACTGGTTAGGGGCAACGTGCTATACTTTCTCAACAGCGATGCCGCAGCGGCATCAAGGAAGTACTGCTGAGAGGACGTATAGTCCTTGGGGTCAACTTTGCAAGTCGCAATAGTCCCCCACGCTTCCTCGCTCACAGCCTTATCAAGGGCCAAAGCAAGGGGCGTTCCGATAGCCCGGTAAAACTTTCGGGCAAGACTCTTCTCGTTGGCGGATAGCGTCTTCATCAAGTACCTTTCAAAGGTTTAAATGGGATTCCGAAGGGGGCCGAAGCCCCCACACAGGCCGCGACTCAGGTCGCAGCTGCGAGTTCCTTCAGCATGGTCTTGACAGCCGTTGACGCAAGGAGGTTAACCCCCTGCGATACAGCCTCGTCACGAACAGCCGATGGGATGGCATTCGATCCCGTGTACTCGAAGCGGAAGATCTCACGATCAGCAACAGAGGTCACCCCAGTGGTCGAGTTGACCACCGAGTAGGGCAGAACAAAGGTCGCGATGACCTTCGTCTTGCTCGTATTCCCCATCGCCTTCGACCCAACACGGAGTTCCGGTTGAGTCATCGGAGTCGCGCCCAGGGCGGGCGCCTTCCAACGCGCTGGATTGTCGCCAGACCGACCCTCAAGGGCCGTGTAGACGATATCAGTCGTGCCGTCGTTCTTCTTGACGGTAATGTTTGCAATGGTACTCATGATAGAGTCCTTTCAGATACGACCCCTAAGGGCCAGGTTTAATTGAAAACCACGTGCCTTAACGTGGGAGCTTCTGGGTTAGAAGCGTTATCGCTGTCAAAGCCCTTGTTGGCTTTAGAGACAGATTCTTCAAGTGAAGAGCCGGTCTCGGGACACCCGAGGTGGGAGTCCGAGTAGCCGCGTAACCAAAGCCGTACGAATTCAAATTCGGATTCGCGGCATAAGTCACGTTACCGGCACATCGACACAGACGTGAGACCACGACGTTACTGGTTTCGAATCCAGCAAAGTCCGTAAACGAGCCCAACCATTGGTTAACATTGGCGAACCAGTCTACGACAAACGACCATGGAACGGCGTCCCAAGCAACCTGAGCTGCGTTAAGCAACCCAAACTGCTGTAGTAGCCGAGCGTTGGGATTTACCAACCTCACCTGACAGGACACTTTCGCAATTCGCTCGAACTCCAGATAGACATGCGGCTGATAAGGCCCATCGTCTTGATCGAAGATATCTTCGCGGCGAGCGGAGCCCTTTAGCTTCGCCCACGGAATGAAGTTGTCAAAAACCTCACAACCCGTGTAAATATCCTGCACCATCGGCTTCCAGCCGAACCAAAACTCGAGCCAAAGGTCGCTCAAGTTCCTCGCAACGCCATAGCGCGTCTTGAGTACTTTCTTGACATCCCTCACGGAAAGTCCAAGAGTTGTCGCGATCCCTACGGGACTACGACGGGCTAGCTGATGTGTAAAGGACGTGAGCTGGTTAGCTCTATTCCTTATCATCGAGTCTGCCTGTTTCCACTGGGTTAGCGTAATGCCTAGTCCAGCGTTTTCACCAAGCTCAGCGATAAGCCTGGAGTACGCCTGAGCGTACACTCGTCCGTCGTTCAAATTGCCCGTTGCCCAGGTGTTATACATCCAGGCTCCAGGGTCATCTCGCGGACCACCAGCAAAACCCCCGTTCGAGACGAACTCTAAGGGAATCGTGTAAGGCAGCTTTTGTCGGTACGATGTTTTGTTAATGACTAAATGTGGCGTGTTGACCGTCTTATAGAACGGCCCAGTTACGGGCGCGACCATTTCAACTAGACCAATTTACGCGAACATTTGCCTCGCTGTGAGCTACCGCACGCCAGAGCACAGAAGCGAAAGGCTCGAGAGCCAATGCCTCAAACTCCGGGCACAGATTCACAAATATAGCCAGCGCCTCTTCATAGGTGTTAATCACACTTATGCTATGATGAAACCTCGCGTAACCCGGACCCGCCACACTGACTTTTACGTCGAGCGGCGAACCGGGCAGTTGAGTTGCGACTAAACTTGCGTAGAACATACGTTTCTCCTTGGATAGGATACTCCGCATCTCCCCCGGAGCAACCGGGACATGGTCAGGGCGACCACGATTTGAAGATACCGTAGGCATTTCTATGTGCCTTACTCGCTCGGCTTGCGAGTCGATACCATCTGACTTAGTGGCACACGCCGACATCAACTTACGTTGACATCGTCGCATACCATAACTGATTGTCAAATCAGTCGGGACTCCCTCACGG